ACCCCATCCAAGGTGATGACGGCAAGATCCGCCCCGGTCTTGACGAAGCACCGCCGTCCTATGGGGGCGCCCATCTCGAACACGCCGACCAAGGCCCATGTCGAAGCCGAGGCGGGATCGGTGCCTTGATACAATGCGACTTCACCAAGAGACGAGATGGCAACCAACAGGTCGTCTTCCCCATCCCCGCCGTCCCGGGTCCAGGTTCCCAAGGCATTGAGATACCCGCCCTTCTTGAACAACGGGCCGAAATCAAACTCCGTCGCCTCTCCCGCGACGGCATCGGCGGCGAGATACCAAGCCTTCGTCGATGCCTTCTGGACAAACCAAACCCGGCGCTTATGGAGCGTGATGTGAATCAGATCGGTCGTGTTGACGCCCGTGATGGCAGGGGTGGACGTGCCATCGAGCGCCACCCATGAAGAGCCATCATAGAGCTGCGCCTTGTCCGCTCCGTTCACCGCGTAGAGATACGATCCCCCGGTGTTGGTGAAGTTGATGTGCTGCCAGCGCCCGCTCGTAAGGCCGGAGACCGCCGCCGACCCCACCGGCCCAGATGCCGACACGTCGTATATGGCCAACGAATTGGCCCCGAACAACTTTCGGGATGAGGGGCCGGCCCACTCCATCAAGGTCTCGACATTCCCGGTGATTCCGGTTGCATGAGATGCGTACCCCCGACGCAGGCGAACGTCGTTCGTGCTCGGGAAGTAGTTGTCGAGCATGACCGCATCGCGCGGGTCCATGTCCGCCAGCTCATCGCGGGCGTTGAGTCCACCCACGGGAGGTGGAATCGAGTCCGACCGCGCGACCGCTTGGCGGCGCACGTTTGCGCTGAGCGGGAGCATTTACCAGATCACCCCGGCTGCAGACCGGAGCGCCTGTTGACCCGATCCAACAATTCCGGGGCCAGCCGCGTTCAGCTTCGGCTTGCCGCCATCCCGGGTGAGAGCCTTGCGGCGTTCGATGTCGTAGGTGCGGAACTCTTCGGAGTAATCGAGACCACGGGCTTTCTTGAAGCGCCAGATCACACCAAGGGTGATTAGCTCCTCATCGAGAACGGACGTGTTTGCATCCGCCGCCCACGTCACCGCATTCCCAATCCCATCCGCGTCCGTGTCCACCCAATATTTCGACACGTACTCATATGCGATCGTGTCGCCGGCCGAGGGTGTCGGGAGATAGAGGAAGGAATTGCCCCGGATACGGAACTGCGGGAACACGGGTTGAGACGGAAGGGCCTTCAAGTCCTGCCACTGCTGCGCGGACAACGGACCTTCCAGTTTGCGAACCGTGGTCCGGTTGAACACTGTGTCGTCGAGAATGAACCCGAAATCCGTTGGAATGGCGTCCGTCTGGGTTTCGGCGGCAACGGTCGTAAAGGTCTTCTCTTTGGTCAGGGCTTGCCAGTTCCCATACCGGGCAAGCTCCTTTCCTTCCTGAATGGAGAGGGCAAGCAGAGAGCGCGTCGTCTGGTCCGTGGCCGACATGACCGCGGTGGATCGGGGAAGGCCGATCCTTCCCTGAACATCCTGGACGATGGTCAATAGAGACAACGCGCTCTCCGTCTACTAGGCAGTCTTGCGGGACCGCTTGGGAGCCGCCGCCGACAGCGCGACACCCAGTTCCGGCGCACCCATTGCGACCCCAGCCGCAACGCCGAACGCCGTATCCGGCTCAGTTTCCGCCGCCGTGGCGATACGATTGCCCTCACCCACAGTCGGCGCCTGACCGCCCCGCATGAGGGCTTCCATCTGCGCCGACAGGGCCTTGATCTGGGCCTGCGTGTCTTCAAGCTGTGCGCGCAATGCTGCATTCTCTGCGGCGAGGCGTTCCGTGGGGGCGTTCCCGGCCGCAGCGGCAAGCCATGCCTTCGCGCGTTCACGAAGTTCCCGAGCGCCGGGGCCGATCAGATGCAGCCGGCCGTCCGGCACATTGGCCAGCGTATCGACCGTATAAATGTTGCTTTCCTTGAGTGCGGCGATCTGGGCCACGTCGAGGCCGGGCCACGCATCCAAGGGCGTCCCGGTCAATTCCTGGGTGACGAGGTTCTTTTCCCACGCCTCCAACTGACGCGAAAACCGCATCCGCTGGGTGACAGGCATTCCCTCTTGATAGACGTAGATGCGGTCTTTCTTCGATCCGTCCGAAAAGGTCCGCTCCACCTCGATCGTCGGCGTGAACCGGGCCGGGCCACCTTCCCCGGGGGAATGGACCTCGGCATAGAGAACATTGTCGTAGATCGGCCGCCCCTCTTTGAGGGAGGCGGCGTTGTTGCGCTCCGGACGCTGGAAGAACCGGACGAGGTTCTTGCCGTCGTCCATCTTCATCAGCGGGGATTCTCGCTCGTTCATGATATCTCCGGGTTACCGGTTGAGGGAAGAAAGGGCGGCCCCGGGATGGAGCCGCCCCAGTGGGCTTAGAGCGGGCTGGTGGTCTTGCGGACCCAGCCGTACTCTCCGTCGGCGAACGCGGTGTCGGCGGTGTAGGTGCCGTCCGTGTCGGTCACGTTGAAGCTCGCATCCACAGTGCAGGCCCCAGTGGCGACGGCGCCGGACGCCTTGACGTAGACCCAGGTGTCGTTCTGGTTGCCGAGAACCGGCGTGCCGAGACGATGCTCCGGGGTCGTGGTGCGACGCGAGAAGCTGACACCGGCGACCGGTGAAACGCTGAAGGTCGAAGCCATGTCCGTTGTCTCCTTCTCTTAGTCCTTGAGAACGCCCTGGTAGCGGCCGGCGCGGAGCGTCATGTTCCCCGCCCAGCCCACCAGACGAACCATCGCGTCCTGGTTCACCGGAACGCGATCCCCGCCGATCACCTCCATGTTGCGATCCCGGTGGGGACGCAGACGGATGTACTTCGTGTTGAGGAAGTAGATGTGATTGGTCGGGCATGCGCCGCCGATGCCGCCGTCCATGACGAAATCGGCGCCCATGTACTTGAGGTTCTGGAACCCCGCTTGGGCCAGCTTGTCGTTGGTGATGCGCTGGATGGCCTGGAGGCTTTCCAGGTAATGGGTCCAGTAGTTGTTGTCGCCGATCAGAAGGTCCGGAGCGTCCTTGCCCCGCACGAGCTGACGCCACGTGCGGTTCATATAGCTCTGGATGTTCGTGCTGTCGGCAGCAGCCCCACCGTCCGTGGTGGCGTCGAACGCGACGTTCCGCCAGAACGACCACGTCGCGCGGTTGATGCCGCCCACCGTGCCCGTGGTCGGGGAGTCCGCCACGAGAAGCTGAAGGCCGCCGATCTGCTTGCCGCCGTCCGCCGTGCCATCCGAGTAGCAATCGCTGGCGAGGTTGTTCTCCATCGTGCTCTCGGCGTTCTCGATGCGGGCTTCGAGAAGGTCGATCAGCGCCTCGGAACCCGAGTTCTGGAGCTGCTCCAGGCCCGAGATGGAGACCGATACCGCGACCTGCTTGATGTCGTACTCGGCCGCCGTGATGACGTCCGAAGGCGACACGTTCAGCACGTCGTAGCCCTGGTAGCGCTGATAGGTCGAGTTCTCAGCGTAGAACAGCTCTTCCACGATGGTGCGGCCACCGGAGAAGGGCTTGACGTTGCCGCGCTCGTTCAGACGGAACAGCAGCGCGTTGTTGTTGGTGACGTTGTCCGCGAGGGTCTTGGACCGGTTGCGGAGCGTCGTGGCGACGATTTCCGAAAGATTGGGCGAGGCCATCTTTCAGGGCTCCTTTCGATTAAGCGCGCCCGCTCATTGCATCTTGGAGCAAGGCGCGAATGGGTTTTGAGGAGGCGTTCGCCGGGGATACGCCGATCCCGGGACCGCCGGTGACGGAGCCTGCCGCGTTCTGCTTCTTCGCAGATGCTTCCTTCGCCCTCGCCGCGCGCTCTTCCTCGGCCTTGGCTGTTTGTGCAGCCAGGAGCCGCTGTCGCGTCGCGGGGTTCGCATGCACCGCCATGTCATAGGCGACTTCAAGAAGGTCTTTGCCGGACTCCTCGGCGATCTTCGCGACGCGCTCGCTCTGGATCAGGTGCGCCATGTCCTGGCGGACCTCATCGAAATACGGGTGCTTCGCGTTGCCCTGGTCGTCCTTGGCGTTCTTGAAGGTCTCGATCTGGGCCGTTGTCGCGGCCTGCTGCTCGGACTGCCTGCTTTGCTTGAAGGCGTTAAGCTCTTGCTCCAAAGCGCTGATCTTCGGCAGGATCGGAGCGAGCGGGTCCGGTTGTGGGGCCGGAGCTTCCGCAAGTGACTTCAGGTCAACGCCGAAGTCCCGCGCGGTCTGCGCGAGCAATTCGGCTTTCTGTTGAGGACTTCCCTTCCGCATGACGTGGGCCATATGGAGGAGGGTCGATACGGCCTGGATGGGGTGTGTCCCCTCGGCCCGCATCGTCTCCAGATACGGCTGCACGGTTTGCGCGAAGGCGTCCGCAATCTGGACCTTCGGCTGCACCTGCTCCTTGAAGGTACGGAAGCCTTCCTGCTGCTCCCGATCCCGTTGCAGGATGTACGCCTGCAATTTGGGGTCGGCTTTGGTGAACAGCTCTCGGGCCTCAGGCTTCCACGATTCCGGCGCCGTTGTCGGCGTCGCGGGTGGCGTGGTTGCCGGTGCCGCGGTTGTCGCCGCGGGATCTTGTGTGACAGGCTTTTCAACCTGTGTCTGTGGGGCGGACGGGGCTTGCGCCGCACCATCCGCCTTGATGAACTTGCCATCGGGGCCGCGCAGCCGTCCATCCGGGCTTGCGGGTTTCTCGGTGCCCTGTTCGGGCGCCTCAACCGATGGCGACGCCGCCGGAGGGGATTCGGCGGCCGCGCTCTGCTCGCGCAGCGCTGCGGTGAGCGACTCGCGAATGGAAACGGGGGACGAGTTTTCCTGCTCGCCTGCCGGGTTGCCGGCGGCGTTCTCTTCCGACATGACTGCTCCTTTGGGTTAGCGGCTTCTCAGGGTCTCGATCGCGCGCTTGATGTCATTCCCTGCGCGCGGCATCCGTCTTTCGGGACGGAGATGGCTCA